GACGCTGCCTACCGCACCGTCCAACTCAAGTACGAAGAGCTCAAAGCTGTCGTAGCGATTGCCCAAGCTGAGGGCGTCGTTACACGCGCCCACTTTGACGCCCTTCGCGCACAAGAATCTGCCCTTCGTATTGCTAAGGACAACCTCAACACCGCCGGACAAGTTGCTAAGTGGCAATGGAAGGCAGCCGATGCTGTCTTCAAGGCAGCCGTTGACGCCGCAAAACTGAAGAAAGAAACGACTGGTGCTGCGCAGTCCGCCGGCCAGTTTGCCGGAAGCATGGAACGCGCAGCTGGCGCAATAAGCAGTGTCTCCGGCGCTCTTGGTAGGACTACGCAAGGTGCTCCATTTGCCGCTTCTGGTGGTGCTATGGATATTCAAAACGAAGGCCTACGTAAAAAAGCTTTAGATATTTGGGCTGCCGCAGAAGTGCGAGCTAGCAACCTTAGTCGTGCGGGTGATGTTTTTGCAGGTAATGCAGAACTCGACAAAGCTCGACGTGAAATACTTGCAATACAGCGTTTAGAACAACAGCTTGCTAGTAAGCAAAGTGGGAAACGTGCAGAGCAAGAGTTACAAAATTTTGCCGACGCTCTTTCGGCTGTCAACATGGCAATTCCATATTTTTTAAGTCGCACACTCGGTATCAGCCCATCTGCAGCGAAGGTCGCAGCCACAACATCCGCACCGAGTGCCACGCCTGCCTCAGCGCCAATCCCACTTACCGCCCCACTGGCCGGCGGTCTCTCAATGCAACCGGGCGGCGGTCCTGGCACAGCCATCATCGACACGCTGCCCACGATCAACCTGCAGACCGGACCTGTGCTCCAGCAAGAAAACGGCGAAAAATATGTCCGCCTTGGCGATCTGGAGAACATCCTGCAGGACTTCGCTGCTACGGTGTTTAACAACGCACGCAGCACAGGCGGTCGCCGCTTCCAGGGTGTGAACTGATGGCAAACCGCGCCCAATCCCAATACCTCCGCCTGTTCAACGAATCCACCACCTATTACAGGTGGCAGAACTTCTACTTCAATCAAACCGTCACCTGGGAAACCGCATCCTGGAACTACCACCCGTTTGTGTTGAACGCGATGGTCGGCACAGCAACTCAGGCTGAGGCTGGCATCACCGTCACGATCCCGGCAACGTACATCGCCGTCAACGCCCTGCAAAACGCGCTGGACAATAATTGGCTGTGCGAGCTGAAGATGTACGAGTTCGACAGCCGCCTCTCACAGGCAGTGCCGCAGTCCGGGCAGCTTCTGATTGGCACGTTTATCGGCGAAGTCATCGGCATCGGCGGCTCGTTCACCGAGCTGGATGTGAGTATTGGCTCTAGCCTTGCACCAGTTGGAGCACAGGTGCCGCCGCGTTCGTTTAGCTCACGTCTGGTCGGCAATCCAATCAAACTATGACAATCAAGCTCCGCATCAGCGATCCACTGCAGCTTCTGCCGTACCAGACAGGTCTACTGAAGCCGCCGCTCGACAAGAAAGCCGCAGAAGGCAATAGCGCCAGCAACCTTGATAGCCAGCAGCGGGCGATTGAACTGGGACAACCAGTGCCGATTGTGTTCGGTAAATATGTCGATGTAGTCGGTACGGCAGAAGATCACGGCGGCGTATTTATTAGCCCTGGAGCAACAAAAGCCCGCTACGAAGACGGTTTCGGCGCTAATCCGACAACGCTAGTTGTCACCATGAATATGGTGCTCAGCCAAGGCGAGTTAGGGCAGATTCGCGTTGAAGATGTTTACCAACGTGCCTGCAAAAAAGGCACAGCAGTTGTGTACTACGGCGCCAATGCAGGCGCTTTGTACGCGCCGGGGAACTATATCGACTATCCGACCATTTGGACATGCCCTAATTACTGCGGCACGAACGATGGCACATACGAGGACATGACAACCCTCTGGTATCAGAACACCTACTTAGAGGGTGACGATACCTGGAACCGTCAAGTTCACGTCTTCGTCCGCAACGGCATCAAGGTTCCGCGTCTGATCGAAGGCACCACTGATTCCAGCAACAACATGCTGGATTTGGCGATCTACCTGATCCGCAAAACAAGCCGCGTCCCAGAGCTGTTGATCGACACGACGGCGATGACGCTCGCCGCCAATTTCACCGCCACCAACAAGTTCTACTGGGACGGTGTAATCGCAGAATCCAGCAACCTCGAAGACTGGATGCAGCGGATGGCAGGATTTTTCCTGCTGCGCGTCAGCGACAAGAACGGCAAAAAGGGATTCCGCCCGCGTTTACCAATCAATGCCAACTACACCATTAACACTGGCGTCATCAGCTGGGTCTATGGATTCACGGAAGAGCACTTGCTGCCTGATGGGTTTCAAATCGAGTACATCCCGCTGACTGAGCGCAAGCCGATCTGCGCCCAGATGATCTGGCGCCAGCAGCCACCGAACGACATTGGCTTCATCCGCACCACTGAAGTTCGCATCGACGGCGAAGCGGTAGACGGACCATACGAGCAGTTCGACATGAGTCAGTTCTGCACTTGGGAAGACCACGCGGTAAAAGTTGGTGCCTAGCAGAAGGTACAGGGTATCTGTACGACGTGGGACGCAACGATTACACCTGCGACGATCCAGACAACGAAGGGAATGATGATCCTATTCCTGATGATGTGGGCGAGAATAATCCTGACGAGCCCGACACCGACGTGGATCTGCCGCAACCTGCTGCAGAAGGTACACCCACAGATCGCCCCGTATTCCCAGGCGGTACGCCTACAACTGGATTCCCGCCTAGCGGAAGTCCGACAGGTAATAACGCGAACGACCCGTTTGACACTGACACACCCGGTGGAACCGGCACAATCAGCTATCCAGCTGGCGTTCCTGCAACCCGTCCCCTTTTGCCTGGAGATGAAGTGGGTTACACCCCGCCTTGCTGCCCAGCTGAGGTAAAGATGTACGCGATTAACTACAACACTGGCATCAGGCTGCAAGAAGAGCCAGTGGCAGTCGGTACTTCTATCGTAGGCGACTGTGAAGTGCGCTTTGAACTATTCAACGAGTATTTATTTGATACTGCAACTGCGTTTGAGTTCACGCATCGCTGTGTTGATCCTGGTTCGCCGGACGGTTATGGAACAGAGCTACCCGGTGGGACAACGCCTGAGCTGGCCCCATCTGATAAGTCGAGCATCTACCAAACGACAACGGGCGCATATAGAGTTTTACTGCCTCTGACCATGAATCCAATCAGGGATTTTTACACCAATGAACCGTTAAACATCTATCAGAAACTGACGCCTTCCTGCTCAACGGGCGGCGGAGAAATGTGGGTTAAATATAGCAACACTGATCAAAGTATTTACGGGTTTACGATTTGCACCGGATACGCGATCGGGCTGGTTGAAGTATATGAGCTTGATCCAGCTAACCCGACAGTTCCTGGCCAGCAGCTGAGCCCAATAAACTAATCATGGCCACTTTCCCCGCTCTAAATCCGAACGCCCGGACCTTCATTCCAGGTCAGAAAGCTGCCACACCGATTGGCACGCTAGACGGCGACGAACTCAGTGTGCTCCACACCAACGCCTCCACCGCTTACACCCTGCGCCTTACCTTCACCGGGCTATCAACTACAGATCACTACGCCATCGTTAGCCATTACATGAACCACGGCAACTTCTCGCCGTTCGATCTCGACACAAACACCACACTGCTTGGCTCCAGCATCACAGTCCCAACAAACTACCTCTGGACCTACGTTTCCGCGCCGCAGACTGATTACAGCCCCGGCGTTGTCACAACTACCGTGGAACTAGAAGCCACACCCCAGTGGGCTAGTACTCCCGGCTACGTCTTCTAACGATGGCTGACTATCCCGCGCTAATCCCCAACTCGATCAGCTTTGACCTGGGGCAGCTGAACGTCAGCGAGACGGCAACGCAGGATCGCGTACCAGTTCGCTTCCGCCACAGCCAGCGCGTCAGCGGTCACACGCTCAACATCAACTACGTCGGACTGTCGCAGGCACAAATCGACAGCCTCCGCAGCCATTTTTACGAGCAATCCGGCACCCACGGTTACTTCGGCGTTCCCGCGTCCATCTGGGGCGGTCTGACTGCTGTAGACGCCAACGCCCTGTACCGCTACGCCGCACCGCCGCAGGAAGACCACCAAGGGTTGTACTACAACGCAACCGTGCAGCTGCGCGTCGCCCTTGGTGCAATCCTGCTTTACATCCTCAACGGCGGCGGGGCAACAGCACCAGCCACGACTGCATTTACCTCGTTTGCCTTTAACGGTTACGCCCCATTTATCCTTGATGGGGAGGATGCAACTCCTACCTCAGTCCTTTATCTGAACGGCGGCGGCGCAGGTCAATGACGACTCCCACAACAGTCCAAGTCAAACTGCAGCTTCGCGCTGATACAGCCGCCAACTGGTCGTCCGTCAACCCTGTCCTGCT